ATTAGAAGAATTAGAAGAATTAAAACTTGAATTAGAAACAGATGCCGATTATTTGTATTTCAAACAAAAAGATAATTTGGGATTTGATGACAGATTTTCAATCACTATTTTAAATATTTTAATTGAAATATTCAATCAAAACACTTTTACTGATTTTAAAGATTTAAAAGAATTAAAAAATGAGGCGGAAATAAGAGCTGGAATAAACCAACCAAAAGATTGCAAACGCACAGATGTTAACCCGTTTTACAGTGCGGATGTTAAAGCAGCTTATAAAGATTTGCTTCAAAAATGCTCTTCTTACGTTGTTGCATTTAGTGATATTTCAAGAGAAATCGATAGTTTGGAAATTATGTCAAAAGAATTCGTAGGCGGAACTTATAAAAAGGAATATATTGAAAATATACCTTTTATTAAAAAAACAATTGAAATCAGAGAAATGTTGGCAAAATTTGTATGATAAAAACGAAGGAGGATTTGTATGTGTAATAAGATTGAATTAGAGGAATATGCAGAATATATTAACAGATTAAAAAAACTAAACGGACTTTGGGACCAAGAAGCAGCGCATGGCGAAGCTGACGATATACTTTGTGAATTATTAACTAAATTAGGTTATTCAGAAGTTGTGAAAGCTTATGAAGAAGTAGATAAATGGTATGCTTAAGATTTTTAATCAAGGACCCGAAACAAGGGTTCTTTTTTTACTTTCAGATATGTGGTAAAATAGTAATGAGGTGATTATATGGCAAAACTTAAGAATATGCGCCATGAATTGTTTTGCCAATATTATGTAACTGAATTGAATGGCAAACTATATAATGGCACTGAATCAGTAACTAAAGCAGGGTATAGCGAAAAGACCGCACATGTCCAAGCTTCGAGATTGTTAAAAAATGTTAAAGTTAGGGCTAGAATCGACGAATTGAAGCAAGAAGTGATAGAAAACTTACAATTAGATAAGCTTTATGCCTTAAATAAGTACAAAAAGATAGTAGAAGATGACATAACGAATTATTTAAACTTTAATACAAAGACTTTTGAGGTCACGAATGAAGAAGGTCAAAAAGAAGAAAGAACTTATATTGATTTAACTGTTAAAGACTCCGATCAAATAGACACTTGGAATATTCAAGAAGTATCAAAAGGTAAGGATGGGCAATTTAGATTAAAACTTCATAGCAAAGAAAAAGCCTTAGAAAAAATATCGGAATATCTGAAGCTATTTGAAGAAAAAGACAAAGATAAATCACCACCAGTGATAGTGGTTAACACCTTACCTGGAGGTGATAAGATTGGTAATTGATATAAGTAAACAAGTAGCACCACACTTTCATGAAACTTTTAATAGCCTTATTGTACATCAAATCGATTCAGGTGGGCGTGGTTCTACCAAAACAAGTAAGAATGCTTTGAAAGTTGTTAATCATATGATTAGTGATAAAGATTGTAATGTTGTTGCAATACGTAGGCATAAGAACACACTTAGGCAATCTGTTTATGCAGAAATCAAAAGGGCGTTTAAAAGATTAGGAATGAAAGAGAATATTCATTTTAAAGCCACTGTATCACCAATGAAAATCACTTATTTAGGCAATGGCAATACTATTTACTTTGGTGGATTGGATGATTCCGATAAACTAAAGGGTATGATTGCGGATGAAGGCCAAGATCAAATTGAAAGCGATGTACCAAAATTTAAAAACGTTCAAGATATGCTTGACTTATTCATTGAAACAGGCGAAGACGATTCAGAAGAAATTGACTCGGCTAATATAAAAATAGTATGGCTATCTGAAATCACTGAAATAAAAGAAGAAGAAGATATTCTTCAAACTGTTGCAACTTTTTCAAGAGGTGACAAGGATTACTTCATAGTCCTATACGAATACAACCCACCAAAGAATAAATTTCACTGGGTCAATAAATGGACCGAACAGATGTCTAAAAGGCCAGATGCACAAGTGACTCATTCTAGTTATCTGACAGTACCTAAAAAATGGCTTGGTCCTATCTTTATCCAACAAGCAGAACAACTTAAAATTAATGATGAAGATAGGTATAATCACATTTACTTAGGTATGGCTACTGGTATCGATGGTATAATCTATAATTCTGATTTAATAGAGGTTGTTGAATGCCTAGAAGATTCAGAATATATTATTGATATTGATATATACATTGATACAGGCCATCAGACAAGCGCCACGCCTTTTCTGTGCGTAGGAAATACATCCAGGGGTAAAACAGTATTACTAGACACTTACTATTACTCACCGAATGGAAAAACGGTCAAAAAGGCACCTAGTGAATTTTCAGAGGATTTGTGGAATTTTACACAGTATTGTTGTAACACTTATAAAGCATCGCAAGATACCATGATCATTGATTCTGCCGAGGGTGGTATGAGAAATCAATTTTTCAAGGATTATGGCATTAGGTTAACGCCTGTAAGTAAAGTTTTAAAAACAACAATGATTGATTATGTTCAGGATCTGTTATCTTTTAAAAAGCTTTATGTAATCAACAATGCAAATAATAAGATATTTTTAATCGAACACAGAAATTATGAATGGCTTGAGGGTTCTGTTGAAAAAGGAAAACCAGAGCCAGATAAACGAGAAAAGAAGCTTGCAGAAAAGTATTATAACACTCATAGCGAGTCATGGGCTTATTTTTACGGAGATCATACTTGCGATTGTTTGCAATATGGTGTTAAAATGAACTTAAGTAAATATAACTTACAATTTTAAGGGGGTATCATGAGCAACATTAGAGAAATTAAAAAAGAAGATAGCAAGGTAGATTTAACATTGTTTAGTTTGGCAATCGATTCAAGAAGAATTTTAGAAGAAAAAGTAGAATTCGCCACATCTGTAAATTGCTTGGAAGATTTGACAGAAGAAAAACAAGAAGAAGTAAAACAACTTTTAGCAGAAGCTGCTGGTATATTGATTGAGGCTTTAAGAGAAAAGCTAGTAAATTATTATACTAAGAAATAGTTAGGGGTGTCTAATGGGTGCTTTTACATCAGTAAAGAGGTGGATAATGAATTTATTTAACATGTCAGAAGAATACAAGCCAGTAGCTTCTATAGATTCAGGTTATTATGATGAATACATAGATGTTTGGAAGAAGATTTATCAAGGCTATTACCCCGACTTTCACAGGGTAAAATATACAACGCCAGAGGGCCAAGGTCAAAGAGATTTAGCATCTATGAGGGTGGCTAAAATAATTTGCTCTGAAATGGCTGGACTTTTATTCACAGAAAAGATTCAAATTAAAATAACAGATAAAGCTATCAACGATTATGTTCACAAAGTTTTCAAGGATAGCAAGTTTATGACAAACCAGAAGCAACTGATTGAGTATGGTTACGCCATGGGTGGTTATGCCAATACTGTATCAAGAAAAAACGATAAAACAATCATTAGTTATGTAAAGGCAGATGATTTTTATCCTATCGATTGGTCAGAAAGTGGTATAACAGGAGCTGCATTTGTTCATACTTCATACACTAAGGATTTTATTTATTATCTTGTATCAGAAAGAAAATTCGAAAATAACAGATCGATTGTAGAATACAAGTTATTCAAAGAAAAAGTAACAAGTAGAGGTGGAAAAGCTGTACAAGTGAGTTTAGATGAGAAATACCCAGAACTTACTAATCCTATTATCATAGAGAATGCTTCTAGGGCATCTTTTAGCTATTTCAAGCCCAACGTGGCCAACAACATTGACATGAACACACCTTTAGGGGTCAGTTTATTTGCTAATGCTTTAGATACAATTAAATCTTTAGATATTGCCTTCGATAGTTTCCAAAGAGAATTTGTGTTAGGCAAAAAAAGAATTATTGTACCATCAAGGGCATTAAAAACAATAACCGATCCAGTTACAAAAGCAACTCATAGGTATTTTGATTCTACTGTAGATGTTTATGAGGGCATCAATGTAGGCCAAGATGAAAACGCAACATTCAAAGACGATACTCAAACACTTAGAATTGATGAACATATTGCAGCAATAAACGCCTACTTAAACATTTTGTGTATTCAGATAGGTATGACACCAGGGTTTATATCTTTTGACAGTAAAGATGGATTAAAGACCGCTACAGAGGTTGTATCTGAAAACTCTAAGACTTACAGAACTAAAACAAGTCAAGATGAAGCAATCAGACAAAACCTCGAAGAAATCATTGATATAATCATTGATATTGGTGTTGTTTATGGAGAAATACCTCAACCATCAGAAGATATGGAAGTAAATATCAAATTTGATGATTCGATCATAGAGGATAAGGTCGCAGAAAGAATAAGGGACCAATTAGAAGTAGGTCAAGGACTCATGTCTAAGGTTGAATTTAGGGTGAAATGGTATGGCGAAGATGAAAAAGAAGCTACAAAGAAAGTAAAACAAATACAAAGTCAATCTATGGGTCCTGAATTTAACGGGCCAAGTGAGGGCGGTGATGCTTAATGCTTACACCAGAGTATTTAGACAGGGTTTCGGATGAAGTCGCTAATCTTTACAGTGAGTTTGAATTAACAATATTAAAAGATATAGCAAGGCGTATCTCTAAAATGAGGTACGTCACTTCTACCGCAGATTTTCAAATACAACAACTACAAGAAGCTGGCCTCGTTTATGAAAAAGTAATCAAGGAAGTTTCTAGGCTTACAGGCATCAGTGAAAAAGAAATAGCTGATACATTCGAAGATGCAAGTGTTAAAGCTATAAGGTTTGATGATTCTATTTATAAAGCTAACGGATTAAGTCCGATACCACTTGGTCAATCTGCTGCTATGCTTCAAGTTTTAGATGCTAACATATTGAAAACCAACGGTGATTTAATAAACCTAACTAGAACTACCGCATCAAACGCCCAAGAACTCTTTATAAGGTCAACAAGCCTTGCACAGATGCAAATACAAAGTGGTGCATTTACTGCCAATCAAGCCATTAATAGCGCGGTTAAAACTGCATCAAGAGAAGGTCTTAAGGTTACTTATCCCACAGGAGCACAAAGAACTGTTGAATCTGCGGTTAGGACAAGTGTGCTTACTGGGGTTAATCAGACTGCTAATAAATTGCAAGATATAAGGGCGAATGAATTAGGTAGCGACCTTGTAGAAACAACAGCCCACGCAGGGGCCAGAGAAGGAGAAGGATATAAAGGCCATGTGAATTGGCAGGGAAAAGTATTTTCAAGGAGTGGCAGAGGTAAATATCCAAATTTTGAAGAAACCACGGGAAAAAATAAAATAGAGGGATTGGGAGGTATAAATTGTAGACACTCATACTACCCGTACTTTGAAGGACAAGAAAAAGGCTACTCAAAAGAACTTCTTAAATCCTACAAAAAGAATGATGTTACTTACAACGGAAAAACCATGTCATATTACGAAGCGACTCAAAAGCAACGGTACATGGAAAGAAACATCAGAAAATGGAAAACGGAAGCCTCTATGATGGAAGTTGCGGGACAAGACCCTACTTTTGCTAAAGCTAAGGTTAGAGAATGGCAAGCTAAGACTAGAGATTTGGTTGACCAGACTTCAATTAAGAGAGATTATTCACGCGAAAAAATCAGTAGATAATGAGATAAACGTCTTAATTGACGTTTTTTTTTATTTAAGCTATAATTGAATTGTAAACAAAATCGAATCGTGGACGTAAACCACAAACTCTAACGTCAGAAAAGGCGTAATAATCGTAGGAGGAAAACATGAAAAGGAAATACTTAGAAGATTTAGGTCTTGAAAAGGATGTAATCGACAAGATCATGAAAGAAAATGGTATCGACATTGAAGCAGAAAAAGCTAAGGCTAAAGCTATTGAAGATACTGTAGAAGATTACAAGAAGCAGCTCGAAGAAACAAGCGAGAAGTTAAAAACCTTTGAAGGGTTGGATGTTGAAGGCATCAAAGCACAAGTTTCTGAATGGCAACAAAAGTATGAGAAAGATACAAACGAATTAAAAGCAAAGAATGAATCGATTGAATACAATCACAAACTAGAAAAGTTTATCAGTGGTTTTGATTTCGCTTCTGAATTTGCAAAGAAAGCGGTTGTTAGTGAACTTTCTCAAAAAGGCTTCAAATTTGATGGCGATACACTGTTAGGAGGAAAAGATTTTATCGAAGAGATAAGACAAAAAGACCCCAACGCATTTAAGCCGGTTGAAACAGAAGAAAAGAAGCCACCAGCTTCATGGGTGCCAGGTGATGACAAGCAACAATCAAATCAACAACCTCCAAAATCTCTAAGCATAGGGGATGCTCTTAAAGAGCAATTCAGCAAACAAAAATAAGGAGATTAATTTATGATTACTTTAGCACAATCGAAAATTGGTATGTCAAACAAAGTTGATCAAGCGATTATTGACGAGTTTAGACGTGGTTCTATGCTTTTAGATATTATGCTTTTTGACAACACAGTATCACCTGGAACAGGTGGTTCAAACTTGGTCTATGGTTACATTAAGTTAAAAACACCATCGACCGCATCTTTTAGATCGATCAACGAAGAGTACACAAACAACGAAGCTTTAAGAGAATCTGCAACCGCAGAACTTAAAATCTTTGGTGGAAACTTCAAACTTGATAGAGTTATCATTAACACATCGGGCGCAGTGGACGAATTAGGTTTTCAAGCTTCTCAAAAGGTTAAAGCTGCAATCAACTTATTCCACAACACCGTTATCAATGGCGATTCAGCAGTTGATGCAGAACAATTTGACGGTTTGGATGTATTTTTAACAGGTTCATCTACAGAATTTAACACCGCAGCAGATATCGACCTTTCAACTTCTGCTTTAATCGATTCAAACCATAAAGCGTTTATCGATGCTTTCAATAAGTTTTTAAGAGCATTAGACGGCAAGCCAGATGCGCTTTTAATGAACTCGGATATGATTGCAACAATGGAATCAATCGCACAAAGAATGGGTTACTTTACCGCATCAGAGGACTCTTTCGGTCAAGAGGTTACAATGTTCAAACGCATTCCTATGATTGATTTAAAAGACTTTTACGATGGCGCCGCTTCTGTTCCTGTAATTGGTATTGATGATGTTGCTGGTACAACTGACATTTACGCAGTTATTACAAGCGAAAATGATGGTTTCATTGGTTGTACACCTTTAGGTGACAAAGTTATTTCTACAACCATGCCAGACTTATCACAACCAGGTGTAATCAAAGAGGGTGACGTTGAAATGGTTGCAGCAGTAGCACTTAAGAACTCTAAAAAAGCGGGCGTATTCAGAAGAATTAAAATCCAATAGGAGGTAAGTTAAATGGCAGCATTACAATACATGAAAGTAACAATGCCTACAATCAGAGGCAGAAAACCTTTTTCAGGTGAGCGTTATGGTTTAATGTTCATCAATGGTTCGGCAGTATGCACGAACGAGTATTTGGCGAATAGACTTTCTAACAAGTTTAAGACCAAACCCGAAAAGATCACCAAAACAGATGCAGAAAAAATGGGTTATGTATCTGTAGAAAAAGAAGAATCTGAAAAATAAACCATGGAGGGAATAACTTATGCTAGTAGTTGATTTTAGTTTTTACACAAACGATTATAAAGGCTTTGTTGTTCCCTCTGATTTGTTTGATTTTTATTCTCAAGAAGCAATTGATTATTTAATTCAATACACACCAAACGCCACAGAAGAAGTTTTAGAAGGTTCAGAAACTTTAGACACTGTAAAAAAATGCGTTTGCTCTGTTGTAGATGAGTTATACAAAAGCGACAACGAGGGTAAGGTTTCAAGTGAAAAAGTGGGGACCTATTCAGTTTCTTATAAAGATGATCGTTTATCTAAAGAAAATAAAATAGCATCCATCATAGATAGAAAGCTATCAAGAACAGGACTTTTGTTCGGAGGTGTTCAAAGTGTATGAAAATGCAAGTTGCACAATCTATCATAAATACTATGATCCTGTGGAAATGACAGACGATGCTATACAAAGATTTTTTATACCTTCTTGCTTTTGGGATAGTGTCAATAATGTATCGAAAACAACATTAGGATTAGAGGATGCTGACAATGGTCTGATAGTGATTAATGATATTAGTAAGTATATGACACCTAAACAGTGGGAAAACGCCACAGAAGCAGAAAAAGAGGGTAAATGGACTATAGATGTCGGTGATAAGATTGTAAAAGGTGAAATACCTGAAACAGTTGATTTTGTCGATTTAGAGAAAAGCTATGATGATGTTTTAAATGCTTCGTCAGTGGATGAAAAACTTTTCGGTAGTCCTAGAATGCAACACATTCAGGTAGGTGCTAAGTAATGAAAATAAACCAACCAAAGGACCAAAATTATGGCGATGTAGAACTTGATTGGGACCCAACCTTTTCAATAAGAAAAGAAAAAGATTTTAAACAGGCCCAAAAGGTTATAGATGAAAACGTCTTAAGACTTTGTAGAAAGTTTATACCTTTTGATAGAGGTACATTGGCTACAAGCGGAGATATTCACACTATAATTGGGAGTGGTACTGTTAGGTATAAAACACCTTATGCGAGAAGATTATACTATGGTGTTGGTTTTACTTTTCAAGGTGCGCCGGTCAGAGGTGCTTATTGGTTTGAAAGAATGAAAGCATCTAGCAAACAAGAAATTTTAGAAAAAGCTAGTGAGGAGTTTAAATAATGGATTTAGTAAAAAGCATAAGGGATTATATAAAATCTTGTCCATTCGTTGTTGATGAAGCTAAAAGTTTGAATATTGATAACATATTAGAAAAGCCATCTTTATCGATTAACCTAATACCATCTGAAAGAATTTTAACTGAAGATGTTGTAGGTAACAAAACAATGGAAAGACAATTTTTATTCGTTGCAAGGTCAACAACCGATGTTATGGATCAATACATTGCTAACTATCTTCTATTCGACAAAATATCCAATTGGTTTGACGAGCAAACAGAAAACAAAATATTTCCTTTGTTAGAAGATGGTTATACACCACAATCCGTTAAAGCTTTAAACAATGCTTATATACAAGAACAACCTGAATTACAAGAAACAGGAGTATACACAATCACGTGTAGTTTTATTTATATTAAGAAAGGAACTTAACATGCCTAAAATAGCAAGGAAATTACATCAAACATTTATTGATGCCACTCCATCAGCGACCGCTACTTATGAGGTCTTAGGCTCTGATATTGAAGATTTATCCGTTGAACTTGCAAAGAATGTTGAGACAACTCAAAACATATTAGGCCAATCATCTGTTAAGGTAACAAATGGTGCTAAAAACGCATCTGTTGCACCTTACATGGCCGATAGTGACTCTGACTTGTTTACATTCTTACAAAATGCAATCGACAATGATCTTGAATTAGACTCTTTAAAGACTAATGTTGTAGAAGTTAAGTTATGGGAAACAGAAACCGCTGGATCGTGGCCAGCGATTAAAGAAGATGTTTTTATTGAACCAGTCAGTTATGGTGGAAATACAACAGGGTATCAAATCCCTTTTAATATTCACTACACAGGCACTAAAGTAGCTGGGTCATTCAACCCAGAAACAAAAACATTTACTGCTGACTAAAAGTATTAATTAATTAAAATCCCTTTCCTGTTGTGGATTGGGATTTTTTTAAAAAGGAGAATTAGATATGAGTAATAATTTTAACTTTAATAATCAAAGTGGTATCAAAATTACAATTAACAACGATAAATATTTTTACATTTATCCTAATGACTTGAATTTCACTGAAAAGTTTGCCGATTCTTATCAAGATGTAAAAAAGATTATGGATAAATTTGAAAAGAAAGCAATGGGAATGAAAGATGAGTTTGACGAAGATGGTATTCCTAAAAATTTAAAAGAGAAAATAAAGCTTCAAAAAGATGTTTATGACGAAGTTTACAAAGTCTTAGACAATGTTTTAGGTGAAGGTGTATCGGATATGGTCTTTGAGGGCCGATATGATGATGAACTCTTAGAAAACTTTTTAGAATACGTTCAAAAGGTTATTTTAGACAATAGAAAAACATCCATGGATAAGCATCTAAACAGGGCGCAGAGAAGAAAAAAAGGTAACACATTATAATGAACCTACTACTTAACACTTTTCCCATACAGGCGGAAATCAGTGGCCGTATCATTCCGATTAATTGGGGTTATAGGGCAAGCATCGACATTATGCTTGTATGGGAAGATAAACTGCTTACAAATCAAGAAAAAGCATATTTAACTGTAGCCCTACTGTATGATTGCGAAATGGATGAGATACCTGATTATGAAGTGGCATTTAAAAAAGCTTTATTGTTTTTAGACTTAGGAGAAGAGCCCGAAGAGATACAAACAGTAAAAACGAAACCTAAGCCTAGAGTATATTCGTTTGAAAAGGACCACAAATATATTTTTACTGCAATAGATCACGTTCTCGATGGTCGATTAAGCAAAGGCGAAGAAATACACTGGTGGGAGTTTGCCATGGCTTTTATGGAAATACCAGAATCTTGCACACTATCGAGGATAATCGACTTAAGAAACAAGAAGAATAAAGGTAAGTTGTCAAAAGAAGAAAAAGCAATATATCTTGAAATGATTGATATTATGGAATTAGAACCACCTCAAGAGTCTTTACTGAATGAAGAAGAACAAAAGAATGCCGAAAGGTTCATAAAATTATTAGAGAAAGGAAATAAGAAATGAGTAATTATGATGGTTCGCTTAATTTTAATACAAAGATAAATAAACAGGGATTTGATAAAGGTGTCAAAGGTATATCTTCATCCCTTAAAAAATTAGGCGTTCTATTCGCTTCTGTATTTGCGGTTAAAAAACTCGTTGATTTTGGAAGGGCAGCCATTAACACTGCATCAGACCTTCAAGAAGTTGCAAATGTTGTTAATGTCACATTTGGTAAACTTGAAGAACAAATCAATGAGTTTGCATCAACTGCCATAGAAAAATTCGGATTAAGCGAATTGAGCGCAAAAAGATACGCTTCAACCCTAGGTGCAATGGGCAAAGCTATGGGTGTTAATGCAGAACAAAACCTTGAAATGTCTAAAACATTAACAGGCCTTATCGGTGATTATGCTTCATTTTACAATGTAAGCCAAGATAGAGCAGAAACTGCTTTAAAAGGTATTTATACAGGCGAGACAGAAGCCCTAAAAGGTTTTGGTATTGTAATGACTCAAGTTAACCTACAAGAGTTTGCTAGACAACAAGGCATTCAAAAATCGATTAAAGCTATGAATCAACAAGAGATTACTATGTTGAGATACAACTTTATCTTAGCAAGAAGTGCGGATATTACCAATGATTTTTCTCGCACAAGCGACTCATGGGCAAACCAGACTAGAATACTTTCAGAGCGTTGGAAGCAATTTTTAGGCCTTATAGGTACCAATTTAGTAAGAGTATTCACTCCAGCACTTCAAATATTAAATAGATTGTTATCAACTTTGATTGCAGCAACAGAACAATTTAATAAGTTTTATGCAGCGGCTACAGGAAAAAGCGCAGATGTATCAAGCGGTGTTACTCAGCAGATAGATTCCTCTGTAGATTCTCAAAAGCAACTCACAGAAGAAGTTGAGAACACAAATAAAGCCTTAAAAGGTTCCCTGGCTGGGTTCGATGAAATCAATGTGTTATCAACGGATACTGGGTCTGATTTAGGCGGTGGCACTGGTGGTTTTGAGCCTATAGTGCCGATTGACAACGAAGAGACAGAAGAATCAGAAGGTTTTTCAAGCAAGTTGCTTGACATATTAAAACCTTTACAGGATATTAGCTTTGAAAAATTAAATAATTCGTTGGATAATTTGAAAAAAGCTTTACAACCAATAGCGGAAAATTTAGGTGAAGGATTAGTTTGGTTATATGAAAACGCTTTTGTTCCGCTTTCAAAGTTTGTGATAGAAGATTTTTTGCCATCATTTTTAAATTTGTTAGCAGAGGGATTAACTGCATTAAATGAAGTTTTAGAACCTTTTAAACCCCTAGGCATTTGGCTTTTAGAAGAATTTTTATTACCAATAATAGAATTTGCTGGTTCAACATTAGTTGATTTTATAGATTTGCTCGTAGAAGCTTTGATTAAATTTACTGATTGGGCTTCTGAAAATCAAGAATTAATAAAAAACGTAGGTGCATCGCTACTGATTTTCTTTGGAGCATGGGAACTTACTAAGGTTTTAGCATTTATACAAGTTGGTGGCGGATTGGTGAAAGTATTTTTAGCTTTAACAACTGCTATTGTAGCTTCGACAACAGCAAAAATATCAGATAAAGTCGCAACTGTGGCATTAACTGCTAGTTACGCTTTAGATTTTGTTAAATCAATTATTAGTACAGTTACAAACTTAGCATTACAAACTGCTGCATTTGTGAAAGCTACTGCTGCAAAAGTGTCAGCAACTATAGCGGCCGCATCTTTAACTGCTGGAACTTGGCTATATAACGCAGCTATAACTGCTGGAACTGTAGCCACAACTGCTTTTACTGCTGTAATGGCCGTATTAACAAGCCCTATAACATTAGTAGTAGCTGCAATAGCTGCCTTAATCGCAATAGTGGTCCTACTAGTCAAAAACTGGGACACTGTAAAAGAAGTTACCAAGAGAGTTTGGGATAGAACTGTCGAACTTTGGAATCAATTCGCAAACTTTATTAAAACAAAAGTTGTGGACCCTGTAAAGAATTTCTTTGTCGGTCTGTGGAAAAGCATATTAAGTATTTTTACAACGGTGGCCAATGCTATTAAAGATGTTTTCTTGGCTATATTCAACGCAATTAAAAATGTGTTTATCACAATAATTGATTTTATAACAGGATTATTTGAAGGTGTAGTGAATACACTTCTAACAGGAATAAATTTCTTGATTGGTGCCTTAAACAAAATTAGCTTTAAAATACCTGATTGGATTCCTGAATTTGGTGGCAAAGAGTTTGGTATTAATATTAGTAAATTAGATAAAATCGATATACCAAAATTAGCAACAGGAACGGAAACACCAGTGCCAGGCGCTACAGATAAATTAGGCCTTACGGATGAAGAAATTGATAGACTGATCAATGCACAAGCGGATAGACCAATCGAAGTCAATTTAGAAATAGTTTCAGACTCTGAACTTTTATCTAGGGCTTTAAGACCGCAATTAAACGCCGAGGGTCAAAGAAAAGGCAACACCATGGTAATATCACAGTAAAGGAGAAAAACTTATGTATGGCTTTAAAATGGACGGTACAACCTATGATGTAGATATAATAGAAATAGACATAAATGTGTCCTTCTTAAACAAGTATGCAGAAAGAACCGCAGATAATGGAGAGTTAAAAAGTGAAGCATTGGGAACATTTGAAAATCAAACAATCGTATTAGGTCCAGGGTCTAACTACTTAAATCCTGACTACATACAACTTTATGAAGACTTGATTAAGATACAATCAGACGGAACTTTTAACCACGTGGTGGAAGTATTTAGCCCTATAGGAAGGTATGATTTCAAGATGTACCCCGCAGATTTTTCTATTAAGTTGAAAAGAATAAAAGATGATGATCTTGACAGGGACCTCCATAAAAAATATTGGTCCAACATGACCCTTAAATTTATAGCAACGAATAGGAGGGAGTAATCATGCCTATTACTAAACCGGAAATTAATCTAAGGTTGTTTGATGAGACAGCCTTAGACGATTCCACTTATTCAACATTAGATAAACAACCTTTTGTAGATTTATCTCAACTGAAAATATCTTTTGATGAGCCAAGTAATTATGCAACATTAGAAACAGACCAATGGTCATTGGATGGTTCAAAAGAAATTTTTCCAGACGATATGGCCACTTTAGATTTTGGTTTTTGGTCATTAAGTCAATCAGATACCTTAGGTCAGTTAAATGTACCGTTTTCTATAGATTTTGGGTCCGTTCATTCAACGTTAGGGGTAACGATAATTTTTTATGATGAAGATTATGCAACTGACATTGATATATCTTGGTATGATTTTTCGGATGCTTTGATTGTTAGTAAAAACTTTTTAAATGAAAAGCCTGTTTTTTACGCCGATGAGTCAGTGGCAGATTACAAAAGAATTGAGATAAATTTTAACAAAACAAACAAACCTGGCAGATATGTGAAAATGAAAGAGATAGGGTTTGGTGCAGATATAATATTCTCAAGCAACGAAGTTAAAACTTGTACAATACTCGAAGAATTAAGCCCAACTAGTGAAGAGTTAAGCATTAATACCATGTATGCAAAAGTATTTGTTGAGGACGCTAATCTAGTACAAAACATTTATAAAGTTTTGCAAGAACAACAGAAACTTATCGCAAGTGCCTATATAAATGGCGTAAAAAAGCCCTATGGCACGTTTTATTTAAAAACTAGGTCTAACCCTAGTGAAAACGAAATAATCTTCAAAACAGAGGATATAATCGGTGTTTTAGATGGCGAAACTTACATGGGTGGCATCATAAATGATACAGTACAAAACATCATAGATGATATTATGTTAAGTTATGGTACGAATTCTTATACCGTTTCAGACGATATAAAAGATTTAGTTGTCACAGGATATATTCCTATAACAACATTTAGGCGTGCTATTCAATTGGTTGCTTTTGCAGTTAATGCGGTTGTTGATTGTTCAAGAGGTGATAAGATAAACATTTATAGAGTGGAAGAGATCAATCCATATTTAATCACTAAATCGAATTATTTTAGAAACACTCAACAGAAAGAATTGCAAAAATATACCTCGATTAGTTTAGAAATAGAAACTTATTCATTAACCGCAGAAAGAATAGAAGGCCACAAAGCCACCTATACAAGTGGTAGTTA